AATCCGTGGCAACGCGATCACGGTCGATAGCGTGGCCTACACGGTGCGCGAGACCATGTTGATCGACGATGGCAAGTTTGTTCAGATCGCACTGCAAAAGACATGAGCGGCCCATTCAAGGTCAACACACGCAGCCAGTGGTCGGCAATCAATCCAGTGCTGTTGGCTGGTGAGCCTGGCCTTGAGAGCGACACTGAGAACCTAAAGATTGGCGACAATCGGACGGCATGGTCTGGCCTGCCTTACTTCGGAAACCCTGGCTACTGGGGTTCGTTCTGGGATGAGACGTCGCAGGTGGCGGCGCTGGCTAATACGGCCTATGCGATCAAGCTGCGGCAAGTTGACACGTCAAGCCGTGGCACCAAGATCATTTCAAACGAGCGGATCACCTTCGATCACCCCGGCATCTACAGCATCACGTTCTCGATTCAATTCAGCAATACAGACAACTCGATTCACGACATCAACGTCTGGCTCCGCAAGAACGGCACCAACGTGTCCGCTAGCGACAGCCGGTTCAGCATCATTGCTCGTCATGGCAGTGTTGATGGCAACGTGATCGGCTGCGTCAACTTCGTGCTGGGCTTGACCACTAACGACTACCTCGAGCTGATTTGGGCGACCAGCAACGTCGCGGCCTACATCCATGCAGAGGCGGCTCAAACCAGTCCCTTCGCTCACCCGAGCGTTCCCGGCATCATCTGCACTGTCGTTCAAGTCGCATCGGCTTAAGCCATGGCAACCAAACGCGAGACCATCCTGGCGGCGATCCGCACGGCGTTAATCGGCACCACAGGAGTCAGCACGCGGATCTACCGCAGCAGGGTCGAACCACTGGCTAGGGGCGAGCTACCGGCGATCGTGGTCGAGCCTGTCAGCGACAACGCTGAGCAGAACACCAGCTTGCCAACCCTGGACTGGACCCTGACCGTTCGCATCTCGGTGATCGTTCGCGGCGACATCCCCGACCAAGTGGCTGATGCAACAGTTCAAAGCCTCCACGCCAAGGTGATGGCCGATCTCACCCTGAGCGGCAATGCCTACGATGTGCAGCCTGTCTCGGTGTCGTTTGATCTGGTCGAAGCAGATCAGCCCAGCGGTGTGATCAGCTGCGACTACGCTGTCAGGTATCGGACCAAAGTGGCCGATCTATCCCTCAGCCCGTAGCAGCTACGATGGTGGACGAACACAAAGGCCAGGGCGGCAGCTATCTGGTCGATCCTAAAACCGGCAAGCGAAAGCTCGTCGAGCGGACCCAGCCGGCCCCTCATCCAACCTTCGAGGTAGCCTCCAATGGCATCAGTTCTGACTCGCCGACGCCTGATCCTGGCGAAGATTGAGAGCACTTACGGCACCGACTCATCGCCGACAGGCAGCAGCAACGCGATCTTGGTGCGCAACCTTGAGATCCAGCCGCTCGTTGCTGACACGGTGAACCGCGACCTGGTGCGCCCATACATGGGCCAAGCCGATCAACTGCTGGCGCGAACCCGAGTCGAAGTCAGCTTTGAGGTTGAGCTGGCCGGTTCCGGCACCGCTGGTACAGCTCCGGCCTATGGCCCGGTGCTGCGCAGCTGCGGCCTCAGCGAGACCCTGGTCACCAGCACCAGCGCCACCTATGCGCCCGAGAGCAGCGGCTTCGAGAGCTGCACGATCCATTTCCACGAAGACGGCATTCGGCACAAGCTGACGGGTTGCCGCGGCACCTTTGAGCTCAACGCTGAGGTGGGTGCGATCCCTTCGATCGCGTTCACGATGACCGGCATCTACAACGCCCCGACCGACGAGACTCTGCCGACCCCCACCTACGCCAATCAGGCAGCCCCGCTGCTGTTCAAGGAGGGCAACACCACCAGCTTCTCCGCCTTCTCCTACAGCGGTTGCCTGCAGTCCTACAACTTCTCGATGGCCAACGATGTCATCTATCGCGAGCTGGTCGGCTGCTCGAAGGAGATCCTGATCACCAACCGAGCACCCAGCGGCACCGTCGTGATCGAGGCGCCGACCATCACGGCGAAGGACTTCTTCGCGATCGCCACTGGCAGCAGCACTGGGAGCATCACCTTCCAGCACGGCACCACAGCCGGCAACAGGTGCACGGTGACGACTGCACAGTCTGACCTGGGTAATTTGAGCTACAGCGATCAGGACGGCGTGCAGATGCTCAACATGCCCTTCATTGCGGTTCCGACCAGTTCGGGCAATGATGAGCTGTCAATCGCTTACACCTGATCCGCGTGGCATTCGTTCTTAAGCAATCTGGCACCTACTCGTGGCCGGTCGCCTTTGATCTCCCGATCGATGGTGGCCGCCATGAGCGCCAGACCTTTGATGGTGAGTTCAAGCGCCTGCCACAAAGCACAATCGGTCCAATGGTTGCCGAGCTCCAGAAGCTCGAAGACCTTGGCGATTTGGATCAAATCACCAACATCGCTCGCGATGTGCTGGTGGGTTGGTCTGGCATTAACGATGACGAAGGTAAAGAGATCCCTTTCAGCCAGAAGGGATTGGACGAATTGCTTGAGGTGCCATTTTTGGCCATCGCTGTGCTAAAGGCATACATGGACAGCATCAAAGGAGCTAAGCGAAAAAACTGATAGAGGCCGCGCAGCATTGGGCGGGCGGGAGCGTCGTTGACGAAACCGCCGCCGATGCCGCGGCCATGGGCATCGCCCTGCCGGATCTGCCGGATGCACCGGCTGAAGACTTCGGCGTTTGGCCAGAAAACTGGCCAGCCATTGAGATGTTCCTGCGCGCCCAGACGCAATGGCGCACGACCATGAGTGGGGTGATCGGCTTGGACTATGCAGCGGTGCAATGGCTGTTTAGACTGTATGGAGTGGAAGACCAGCGCACACTGCTGGAAGACCTACAGACCATGGAGGTCGCTGCCATGCAAGCCATCAACAAGCAGGGGGGCTGACCATGGCGATGAACATGGACGCCATGCTCCGCATCAAGGCGGACGTTCAGGGCGAGAACAATATCCGCCGGCTGGGCAACTCGCTGCAGGGCCTCCAGGGCCAGGCCAAGAACGCTGCGCTGAGCTTCAACAGCCTCAAGGGTGCGGTGGGTGGCTTTGCCACGGCAATCGCCGGCAGCGCCATTGTGGGCGGCCTAGGCGCCATTGTGAAGAAGTCGATCGACGCAGGAGGTGAGCTTGACGACCTGCAGATCAAGACTGGCATAGCTGCATCCTCATTGTTTGCCATTGGCAACGCAGCCAAGGTGGCTGACGTGGACCTAGGCACCCTGGGCAAAGGACTGACCAAGCTCAACATAAACCTAGTCAAGGCGGCGGAGGGCAACGAAGATTTAGCGCGGAAGTTCCAATCGCTGGGCGTCAACGTCAAGAACGCCAATGGCCAGGTGGTGCCGGCTGACAAAGCCCTGAAGCAGATCGCCGATCGGTTTGCTGACATGCCGGACGGTGCAAAGAAGGCAGAAGTAGCAGTCGCGCTGTTTGGCAAAGCTGGTGCTGATCTCATCCCGCTGCTGAATGAAGGCTCGGTCGGCCTTGAACGGTTCAAGTCCAAACTGACACCAAAAGAGTTTGAGGAGTTTACAAAGCGATCAGATCAATTTGGCGAATCGCTCACCGAGCTGGGCGTCAGGACGAATGCCTTTGGTCTGGAGCTAACCGCCGAATTGCTGCCGGCTCTGCAGTCGATCCTGGAGGTATTTAGCGATTTGTTCGACACCGATCAAGATTGGACGGCGCTATTCAAGGTCATCGAAGGCGTGATCCGCGGCCTTGCCGTGGCGATTTACACCGTGGTAAAAGCGGTGGACATCTTGATCAAAAACATACTCGCAGCATTGCAGGCAGCAAAACAGGCATTTGCTGGCGACTTTGGCGGTGCATTTAATACCATTACCAAACGCGCAACTAGTGGATTTGCAGAAGCGCAGGAGGCTATCAAAGACCTCAACAAGCTGGCCTTTGGATCAGCGGCAGCACCCAAGGCAACGGCACGAGACCGCGCGCTAACACTTGACACCAGTGCAGCCGATGCGAAAGCGGCAGCAGAAGCCAAGAGGCGAGCAGCTGAACTGGAAAGGCTCCTGGAGAAACGCGCCAACTTGACCAAACAAGCAATCGACTTGCAAGAGAAATTACGTAGAAGCGTTGAAGATGTTACATCAGCATACAAGGAAGTAGGCGCATCACCTATTGAGCAACTGCTTATAGATCGCAGCAAGGCGATCACTGATAACAACAGGCAAATAGACGATCTTACTGCTAGCGTTGTAGAGCTTTCCCGTGAAGTGAATAAGGCTGGTGGATCGCTAGACGTGAAACCGTTTGCGGATTTAATTGATAGTCTATCAGCCGCAAATGTAGCGTTAGCAGATAAAACCTACCGGGAAGATTTTGCAGAACTATACGCTAGCCAAGGCGAAGCAATCGACAGAGCCACTGAGTCGGTTTACGACAATGCGCGTGCGTTGCAATACAACAACGACATCATGGGCGGATTGAAGGATGGGCTGAGTGGTTACATCGAGCAGATCGGTACCATGCGTGATGCTCTGTCTAATCTCGGCCAACAAGCCTTCAAAGGAATTGAAGATGCACTAGTTTCGCTGGCGACCACTGGCACCGCAAACTTTCGTGATTTTGCAATCAGCATCCTTGAGGCAACCTCACGGATGATTATTCAACAGCTAGTCCTTAAGCAAATTATGCAGGCGATTGGCGCAATCGGCGGTGGCGGTGGCGGCCTTCTTGCAGGTGGCGGCGGTGGCTTCACGCAGTTCAACGCCAGCAGTGTTGGCTTCAATCCTGCAGCGTTCTCAGGGACGGCATTCTTTGCCAACGGCGGCATTATGACCGGCGACGGCCCGATGCCTCTCAAGAAGTACGCATCAGGTGGTATCGCCAGTTCCCCCCAGCTGGCGATGTTTGGCGAAGGCTCAAGGCCTGAAGCCTTTGTGCCTCTTCCTGATGGCCGGCGCATCCCCGTGGCGATGCAAGGCGGCGGTTCTAGCACCACGGTCAACGTGAGCGTGGACGCCAAAGGCACCAGCGTCTCCGGTGATGCTGGCAACAGTGCTGCATTGGGCAAAGCGATTGCTGCTAGCGTGCAGGCTGAACTGGTCAAGCAAAAGCGTCCTGGAGGATTGTTGACCTGATGGCAACCTTTACCTACACACCGAGCTTCGAAGCAACGGAAGCAAGCAAGCCGCGTGTCTCCAAGATTCAGTATGGCGATGGCTATGAAATGCGCGCAACATTTGGATTGAACACTGATCCAAAGGAATGGACGCTTACCTTTTCAGAACGCACTGATACTGAACGCGACAACATCCTTACGTTTTTGGAGGCGCGTAATGCAGTTGAAAGTTTCGACTGGACACCACCGCGTGGCAGCGCAGGAAAATATGTTTGCGAGGAGT